TCGTAAACCAGTTCAACAGTCCCGTTACCGGAAATCATGCTGCCGACAAAACTACGGAAGGTGTCGCCATGCACTGAAGTGTCAAGCGTTTCTTTCGTAGTGGTCAGGCTCCAACTGCGAGTGCCAACGATAGTGGCATTAGTTGTTCCTGCGGCATCAAATTGGACGGAGCCTTGTTCACCTCGAATGGTGGCCATGGTCAGAGTTCCTCGATGAATTCAAAGGTCACACGGACCTGAGTTTGAAAATAGCCCTCGGGTACAGGCGTAGCCAATACTGATGGGCCGTTGGCTGCATCGAAGTAAACCTCCGACACGATGACTCTATTGTAAAGGTCTCGCACACGCTTAGCTATTACATAGTTGGCACCAGGGCCTTCGCCTTGTGGGGTAAAAATGTTCAGCAGCAATAAGCCTACGACGCGATTTTGAGAGTCAGTTGTCAAACCTTGGCTCAAGTATTCGTTTTGGCCAAAGCTGACTAAACATTGCACCCATGATGCATCAACTGCTGGCTCATAATCCATGTTGTGAAACACAACAGGGATTGCCGGAACGCTTGCAAGCTCAGTAGCTAGCCTGCTTTCAATAGTTGCGCGAACGCTGTTTAGATCTACCGCAGCCATCAGTTCGCACGCTTGATACGTTCATATTCTGCCCGTGCATAGGCTTCAAGCTCTTTAGCAATAAGCTCAGGAAATCCAGGTTTTGTGCCCTGCCGCGTGCGGTACTTGCCGCCCCATGATGGAGGCAAGTTCGTACCGTACATCACGGGCTCAGCATATGGAAGGTTATTGCTGATCGTGCCTAGCTTTGGTTCGATTTTTGTTTGCCAGTTTTCGCGCAGCCTTCCAGTGTCAACAGGCGTTTCTTCTTTTAATCGGCCTTCGGCTTCAAGCGTTATCGCTCGCACAAGCTGATCAACCTGATCGCCCATAAACTCAGCAAGCTGATTCAATTTAATAACACGCGCCATGATCAGCCTCTCAAAAATAAGTCGTAAACAATTGCAGTATTATCCTGTTCAATCGCACCAACCTCAACAATCTGATACCGCACGCCGCTAATCTCAACTTCATCCTTGGTGTCAGGCACACTGCTTAAATCTAATGCAGCTACCGTCAACTTTTTATCGCTTGCTTGAACAAGCTCATTTACTTCGGCGGCTTTTACAGCATCAAGCACGCCTTTAATGCTGCTTGTTGACGTTGTAGAGCCAATCTCACCTGTAGTTGTGTTATACGATCCGCGCGTGATCAGGCGAAAAGTCACGGCTCCACCAAACTTGCCAATGACCTTCTTGGCAACCTTTTGAAGCGATCCAGCAAGCGCCATCAGATTCGATAAGCAATACAAGCTCCATTCTGGAGCTGAATCGACGTAAACACACCAACTAGATGAAAACCAGCCGGGAACGTCTCGCCTGCAAGCGTGTTGCCCGTGTAATTTTCACTGGCAATAGCCGTAACAGTTGTATTTTCGTAGAAATCAATATGCTTAAAACGACCCGTATGGGCCACGCTGTCAGTAATCACTTCAGCGCCAAGCGTGTAGTCAATGCCTACGTCGCCTTGTCCAAATCCTTTTGCCATGATCAGAGCCTATAAGCGATAACAGAACCGCTGGTCAGCGTGACGCTAGTAATCACGCCGCAGATCTCGCAATCTGCTTTTAGTACAACAGCGGTTAAAGCGTTGCCCGTAATGTCCTCTGCGGCCAGAGTGGCAATCACAGAATCTTCAAGTGCGACAACCTTGCCAAACCTGCCAGCATGGGCTGCGGTGTCACTGATGTACTCAGCACCCGGATACTTGTAACCCATGATCAGCTCCGTTTGACAGCAATGTTGCCCGGTCCACTGATTCTAAGGCCAATCAGATAGCGCTCAACCATTGGTGGGATACGATCCGCGCCAACTGCGCCAAACTGATTTGGCGTAACATCAAGACTACCGATCTTGACATTCTTGTAATCGTCAAGCCCACTCAAACCAAGACCATCCTTATTGTTGTTCAAGTAAACAGCAAGCACAGCCTGTGCCTTTTTTACTTGATCTGGGATTTCGGTGTCGGTGAAATAATCTGTGGTGATCCTGAACGGAAAACCAACCGCATAAGTGTTGATGTAGGTATCAGGCTTGCGAACACCAGTGCGCGGCCACTGCAATGCCTGCGTGTCAGTTGCTCTCGCGCCAAGATACCGTTCACGATCAAGTCGCTGTGTTGCGGTGTAAAGCGCACGATTCTTTTGATCTGTTGTTGCACTTGCCCATGTAGCAACATCATCATCTTCAACCAAGCCGTCAATAATGTCTTGGGCGTCACTCAAAGTCAAATAAGTGTTGGCAGAAGCTCCGCCAACGGTCGCATCAAGAGTGATCGCCATCAACCTGCTCCAACTTGGGCTTTACTGTCCGACGCCTACGTTGTTTAGGCTTCGGTTCTTCACTAAGTTTAGGCTCAGCAATAGAAAGAGAGGCCGCCTCGTTAGAGACAGCCTCACGTTCACGCATTCGCCGGAAAGCGAATAACCCCATAATTAGGAGCTAGCGCCTTTCAGTGCCACAAAGTTCAGCACAAGTGCTTCACCTGCAGTGGTACCAACGTTCGACAGAGTAACGTCGAAAGAACCAGCAGCAACAGCGCTGATGCTGGCAATGTAGGTTCCGGTGGTGGCACCAGAAGCCACGTTGACAATCACAACATCAGTGGCAGCAATTTCGCTGTTAGTGACGGTGAAGGAAACTTCAGCGCCACTAGCCAAAGAAGCGTTGTGAGTGGTGATTTGACCGGATGGCTTGTTAAGAGTCACGCCGGTTGCTTTGCTGGTGAGCTGAGTAACAGTGCCACCAGAAGTCGGGCCAATGAGTTTGCCCGCAGTTGCTTCAAAAACAGACATCGTTAGTTACCTCCTCAATCCATGTTGGAGACGTTGGTGGCACGCACAATGCCGATGTTCTTCAGCTCATACACCTTCGACCAGTTGCCGACGGTTTCGAGCTGTGCGCGAGTTGGGTTGACAGTAGTGACAGCCCACTTAGCACCGACAGGGTGATAGCAGTAGTGAAGATCAACTGCCATGGCATCAGACTTAGCCAGGATGTCGCGATCGGTTTCGATCTCGGTTCCTGCCTGCTCACCAGATGCAACAGCACCTTGAGTGAAGAAATAAGTGCCGTACTCAGTAGAAGCACCAGAACCGGCAGTTTCCACGTCGTCGGACACGATCACGCGCAAACCCATGTAGGTCGGCACAGAAGGCGAGCCATAAGCCTCAACCATTGAACCACCAGACTGAGTAGTGCTGGTGCCGCGAGCATCATCAGTGCTCACATAATCAATGGCGCGACGCTCAACCAGGTCGTAATACACTTTGGAGTGCATTGCAACAGCTGTCAGCTTTTCGCCTTGATCACCAAGAATTGCACGAGCCTCAGCAACGTGACGAGGTGACAAAGCAGTAGGAGTGTCGCCGCTTTCAGAGTCAATCGAAAGATCGAAGAAAGCAGAGCTGCTGGTGTTAGCGTTCAGCGAACCGAACACACCCTTCAGGCAGCTAATCAGATCCTTTTGACGTTGGTTGGCGATGTACTCACCAAGCTTGGCGCCAAGGGCAGCCATAGGATCAGAACCTGCAGCCAGAGCAGCCAGATCGCGAGCTTCAAAAGCACGACCACGGTGCAGAATCACGCCGACTTGCTTGTCAGCAGTGATTTTGCCAGGAGTCAGTGAAGAGCTGTCAGTCAGCACTTCAAAGTCACCGGACAGGTTTGCTTTCCAGTAGGGAATGTTGATGAAATCACCGCCCTCGGTGGCATTCAGCTCAGCCATCGGCTGCACCACACCGGAAGCCAGGAAGGCATCACGCTGAGTGGTTTGCTCGATGACGTAAGGCGTAAATACCTCGGGGATGATGATGTCAGAGCGAAGAGTCGCCATGACTAAAAATCCTCAAGAATGACGTTTACGGTGTGGGCGTAACCCGATCTGGCGCCGCGTAGCTTTGCCGTTGATTCATATTAACGTGTTGCTGCAGCTTTGAGCCTGTCATACAAATCACGATCAGTTCTAAACAGTCGAGACTGTTCAGTTAGGTTGAACGATTCTTTGGCAAATGGATTCTTGGTGCCTGCAGGAATCTCGCCTGAGCTGCGACCAGCAGGTGCGCCACTACCCTGCGGCTTAGGTTGCTTCTGCATCCAAGCAGGTAATGATTGCTTAGCCCATTCGTTGACAGGCGTACGCTGATAGCCATCAACAACCACAACAGTGCCGTCGGCTTCGCGTTGAATCTGATCTTTGTTCAGCTTCGTCTTGAGCACAAGATCAGGATCATGCACAATATCTGCCAAGGCAGAAACAGCAGGTGAAATCAGCTCTAGCTCTTTGACACGAGCTTCAAGCTCAGCGATGCGCTGATCCTTTTCCGCCGTAACCTCGCGGAACTGTTTCTCAAGTGCTTGCCTTGCTTCGGTATATTTGCCTTCAGACTCAAGCTTTGACTGCTCAGCCTGACGCTTAAATTCTTTTAGCGCTTGATAGTCATCGGGCACTTCGCCAATCAGCTCTTTCTTTTGAAGCTTGCCGATCAGCTCAAAGTTTTTCCTTTCAAGAGACTCAATGCTGTTTCTCAGCTTTGCGATCTCATCAGGGCTGGCGTTTTCAACAGACGTAACCTGCTGATTTTGCTCTTCAGACATGAATAACTCGTAGAGTTAATTGCAGTCAAATAATATCACCATTAACGTTTTGGCGCTTTACGCAATTGCGATTGACGTTTAAGCACAGGATTGCCCGTTGATTCAGATTTGATCCGAATTACAGGATCGTCTTTGCTGCCAACGCGAACGATATTGCCACCGCTTGGGCCTTTGATCATTGCACGCTCACCAGCAACGCTAGTAACTACGCCGTAAGTGCGTTTGCCTTGATAGGTCCAGCTGACACGATCACCACGCTTCACTTCTTCTTGCCTCCTTTTTTCTTTTTGCCTTTGGGCATGTAAGAGCTACCAAGACAAGGCATTACTTTTTGGCTGTTGCTTCAGTTTATCCGTCCGTAACGCCTGCGAAGCTGCTCAAGCGTCAGTTCTGAGCCGTCATCGCGCACCATTTTGGCGATAGCGTCTTTCGGGCCATACTTGTTGGCCAACCTATTGAAATAAGCGACCTTTTCAGCACCAAGCACTTCAGCCTGAGTTGCTTTTGACTGTTTACTCAGCCACTGCCCATAGCTTTCATTTGCAGGCACAGGGCCGTCCATACTTGCTCGCCTGCCAGGTTTTGGAGGCGTCAAACCTAGACCCTTGTAATCAACAACAGCAACAGTTGTAGACCTGCAGTTGAAATGCTGCGGCGGCATTGGGCCTTTACCGTATTCAAACTCTCGAC